TATTCTACTTGGTAATAGTCTACAAATGCGTCAGTACTTACACCAATGGTAATATCTAATGCAACAAGAGGAGTTTGGTTATATTCAATTAAAGTATCTCCTAAAGTTAAACTTGCTGGTGGTTGTATATTAAATGGATTAGGTAAATTAGTTGTTGGAATTGTACTCGCTTGTGTTTTTGTTGCCCAAGTATAATGTGAATCTTGATGCTCAATTAAAGATAATGCTACTGTAAAATCTTCATTAAAAGTCATACCCAATACTCTAAATGGTTTTGCAGAAAATCCTAAAGAACTATGTGTAATATTTACTATGTCGCCTATTGTTAATTCATAAGCATTTAAATTAACTGTAATACCTAAAGCTAAAGCCTCTCTTGATCTTCTTAAAATAACTTCTGCCATTTCTTCAGCTTGATATTGATTAGTTAATGTTGTGAATTGAAATCTACCCTCTAATAAAAAACCACCATCAGCACTTTTCATTGTTTCATGCTGGTCAGCACTAGGCAAACCAGAATCATCTACAGGTGGCCATTGTACTTCATCAACTTGGTAATTACGATCAGGATTAACAAAGCCAACTATAACTCTATTATACTTTTCGTTTTTACTAGGAGTAGATAATGAATAACCACCTAAAATGTCGTCTTCAGTAAGTGTGATAGTCGCTGTGCCTGTTGTTTCAATGACTAGGCTATATTTTCCTGATGCATAAGGTAAATATCCTCTACAACCCTTTATTAATTCTCTAACATTATCTATTATGTTTCTTGATGTATCTAATGCTACATTTGTATCAAAGATATTAATATCATCTCCACCAGAATATGGTGTTACTTGTGTTTCACAAACTAAAGACGCGTCATAAAAAGATTGTAAATTTATTTCAGCAGTAGTTAATCCTTTTCCATATCTTTCATTAGTTAAATAGTCTAATAAACACCATGCTGGATTTGTAGAATAGCTTGGAGATTGCTCAACTAAACTTGCATTATAAGTTTTAATTTTTTTACCTTGTATTTTTGCTTGTACTTTTGGAACACCTGTAAAAGCATCAGAATTCCATTTAAATCTTATAGCTAAATAGCATAGTCCACTTAATTTATGATTAGAAGTCCAATTAGTTAATGTTGATAATAGTGTTGAGGCTGATTGACCATCACTACCAAAATGTGGCTCTATTCTAATTAAACTTGTAGATTCTTTATAAAAATTACTATCAGAAATATTAACTTCTACTTCTGTTCCATCTGTTAAATCACTTGCCCAAGTAACTATTTTATCATCTATTCTAATTTCTGTAATATCGTTTATTTCTCCCTCAGCCATAACGATTGCCATATACAAATAGGTATTATCAGTACCAGAAGTTTCCATGAACACTCTTGTTCCACCTGTAAGTCTTTCTCCATAAATTACAGGAATATTTGAATCATTAGACTGTTTGTTAATTAATAATCCTCTTTCAAAATCATCAAATGAATTTGTTCCAAAATCTTCTATTTCAGGAACCTTTGGTCTTAATGCCCATGAAATAAAAAGAGTAACTCCTAAGGCTACCCAAGGATTGTTTATAAATGAAACTACCTTTGAAACTTTTTTAACTACTCTTGTTACACTTCTAACAAAACTTCCAAATCCCATTATGCTTTACCCCATTTAATATCTTGAACAGTTTGTGATGCAAAATCCATTCCTACATCTGTACTAAAAAATCTTTGTTGTGATGTGTTATTAGTCTTACGACCATTTTTCTTTTCAAAATCTGCCCAATGTGAAACTATTGCTAATTGTACTGTACTATTTTGTTCATTTTCTTGAATTTCAAAGCTTTCAATATTTCCTTTGTATAATAAAAAAGGATCAGAAATTAATGCACTATTATCATCTAATAAGCCTCTATAAATTAATACCTCATCATTTGTTACATTTTCATTTAATACTGTAGATATAAATGTTTGCTCAGCACCAGATAATGTAAGATTAAAAGTAGCTTTTGATAAATCAGTTTGTTCGCTATGTTCTGAAATTCCTAATATAAAATCTGAAGAATTATAAGTAACTGATGAGCCAGATACAGAAGATGTTAAAGGAAATGAACAGTCAGTAATATTAACAGGAGTACTGAACCCAATAGTGATAAGGTGTACTGGTCTAATATCATTTGTCGCTAATTCTGTTTTTACTGTCGAAGTTAAGTTTCTCGTCATATTTCTCGTAAGTTGTTCTTAATACTTTCTCACTGTCTTTTACCATAACAAAACTGAAACTTCCATTAGGAATAGTATTATATTTTAAATCATTTTTTGTTTGATCTAATTCTGTTTCATCTACTACCTTTTCTGCTATAAAATCAGCAGTAACCCAATGCTTAACTAAATATTTTGTCATCTATAATGCTTCTTCAACATCAAACTGATATTCATAGTATAAATTACCATCTTTATCAGCACCAGAAACTCCGAATTGTTGCATATCATTTGTTAAATGAACTGTAAATGGAACATTGTCGTATTGTATATCAGATGAAGAAACTGCTGTTGTTAAAGGTGGCTCAATAGTTAATGAGCCTGTAGAAATATCATTTTGATCAGCAACAACCATATAAACTTTACTGTGATTAGCAAACTTAATAAAATCTCCAGCTTTTAATGTGCCTGTACCACTACCACCTAATGTAATTGATGTAGCACCAGCACTCGCAGTACCATTAGGAGTACCACTAGCAGTACCTCTTGCATCTTCAATTTCTGGTGGCACTATTGTAAAATTTTCTTTGCCTGATCTTTGTTTTAAAATAAATGCCATTAAATCTCCATATACATCAGAACGTTTGGCAGTAATAATTTGAACTGTAAAAGACCATCTTTGATTATCTAATTGTCTTGCTAATTTTTTACCAGATACAGATTTAGATAATATAGTTGTTTGATTTGACTTTATTCCTAAAGTACCAAATTTTGCAGATGATATTGGAAATGCCCCAGCCATTATATTAAATTTTTAGCCCCTCTCTCATTTACAGCATTATTAATTAATTGAGTTATAGTACCTCTTGATCTTACAAGCAAGTCATCAAAGCCAGAAGCATCTACTGTATTGATATTAAAATTAACTGTGACAGGACTACCACCTGATGTGCCTCTAGCATTTTGTGTTATTTGTCCTGTTTCGTTTGGAACAAAAAGTTCAGGTCCACGTTCTCCAACTAAATAAGGTTGTCCTTTTGCTACTGCTCCACCACTTGCCATAAATCCTAAAAAGCCCATAGGATTACCTGACATTAACATAGCTGTACCTTTTGCTTTATTTTGTTTTTTTTGTTCATCAGTTTGTTTTCGCATTTCTTGTGTTTGTCTTATTAACACACCTAATTTTGTATTTTCTAAAAATACTGATAGTGATTGTCTTGCAATTTGTTCAATTAAAAATCCTATTATTTTTACTAATACTTGTTGTGCCATTGTTCTTAAAGTATCTGTTAATTTTTCTCCATATACTAATGTTCTTGCAAAGCCTTCTGACATTTTTGTAATACCACTATTAATTCCATCAGCTATTATTTCTCTAATGTTTTCTGTTTTCTTTTTCATTGTTTCTAATATTTCATTATTAATAACTCCAAATTTAATAATAGCTTTTTCAGTAGCACTTGGAATTCTTACAGATAATTCATGTTCAAAATTGTGTAAAATAATAGAAGAATTTTTAAATACTTCTCTAATTGGTATTAATGTTTTATGTAAATCTCTAGCAGTAGGAAGTAGTTGTTTCATTTTATTATCTAGTTCATCAAATTTATCTCCCATCTCATCAAATAGTTTATCTACTCCTTTAAAGGCACCATATAAAGCACCACCTGAAACTAATAATGTTGCAATACCTAATAGACCTCTTTTTGTGAATTGAAATGCGATACCTAATTTAATTACTGATCTTGTAAGAGTTATAACTGTTGTTGCTATTTTTAAAATTGTTGTAGCAATAGGTAAAGCAATTAAAAGTTTAAATATTGTCATAACCTTATCTAAATTATCTTTTAAAAATAAAATAGCATCTTTAACTTTAATAACAGCAGTAGCTAAACCTAATCCAATTTTTTTTGCAGTTGCCTCTAATTGTTTTTCATTTTCTGCAAGAAATTTATCTAAATCTCCAAATTGTGCTTTTAATCCTTCAAAAAATCCAGCCTCTAATATTGTCTTTTTAAAATTAAAAATTTTATCTCCAATCATTGATAGAGTACCTTCAAATGTTTTTGCTAATTCATCTGTAGCTTTTCCAAATCTTCCACCTTTACCAAATACTCTATTAAATGCTTCTACAGTTTGATCTACTGATACTGTTGCACCAGCTGAAAATCCTAACATAGCTTTAACACCACGTTCTCTAAATAAATCTGCAGAAGATATACCAGCTGACAATGATCTTTGAATTTGTTCAGCAGTTGTTCTAAAATCTAAACCTGTAACAGCAGCAACATTACCTGTGATTTCTAAAATGTGTGCTAATTCGTTTGCGTCTTTAGATACAACAGATAATACACCTGAACCAGCCTGAATTTCTTCCAAAGAAAAAGGAACTCTTGATGCAAATTTTGCCATGTTGTCAAAAGCTTTTGCACCTTCTTCAGCAGAGCCAAATAAGAATTTAAGTCTTACATTTAAACTTTCTAATTGTTTTCCTGTATTAACTAAATTTCTAATTACTAATCCAGCACCTAATCCTACCAAAGCACTTTGAAGATTAAATACTGCACCTCTTACTTTTGCTAAACCAGATTGTAAATTATTTAAGGCTTGTCTTGACCTATCCTTTGCTACTATGTCTATGTTTAATCTTTGATTTGCCATTATTTAAAATTCCTTGCTTCTGCTAATGATTGTTTAGTTTTATACTGATCTTGTTCTTTTTTCAAGTATGCTAACCAAAGATTATAATGACTAACAGGCATATCTAAAACCTGTTGTATTGTAATATGAAGTCTATCTGCAACAGCTAATATTGTTTTAATATTAGTGTCGCTATCTACTTTTTTTCTGCGTCCTCGTAATTAGTATCTGCAAGGATTTTGTTGGCAACGTCAGATATAATATTAGAATCAGCTCGTTTTCTTAAAGTAAATTTATCTTCTGGTGCAAAGGCTTTAACTAAATCGCCTTTATCGTTTTTGACTTGTAATTTCATAATTAGCAAATCAACAAGAACATTCAAATCTTGGAAGTTGTTAGACTTCTTAAAGATTATATTTTTTTCTTCAAGGGTTAGTGGCTCAGAATAAAAAGTAGTAGGCTGACCATTTTCATCTTTCCACTCTTCTACTTCAATAGTGATAGTTTTAAGAGTTTCAAAATGAGATTTAACTCTATCAATGACTGACATAAATTATATTATGATACAGTTCCTACAGTTAAAGCACCAGTTCCTTGGAATGTTACAGTTCTAGAAACGATTGCGTCCATTGAGTTATTAATACTCATACCAGTAATTAAACCTGTTCCTGTGTAACTTGCATCTCCTGAAGTATTACCCTCTGGTAATAAAACAAATGAGATAGAAGAACCAGCAGTTAAAGTTTCTTGCTGAGTATCAGTTTCGTCAAAGTGCATTTCTATTGTTCCTGAGAATGATGTTCTACCAGCTACAAATGATTTAGTAGCATCTGTTAAAGCTGTATCCTCTACAACATCTCCAGTAGTTTCTAAAGTGAAAGAAGTAACTTCTCCCATTTCAGTTCCACCAACTGTTACAACTCCTTCTTTTCCGTGATGTGTTGCCATGTCTTTTTATCCTTGTTTGATTTTGGTTTAGTTTCTTTTTCTTGCTTATAGCCTAGTCTTAAATAATGATCAAGGTTAGATTCATTAATAATTATTTCAGAATTACCCTTGTATAATTTAATATCTTTAGCCATAAAGTCTTTTACTATTTATCTTCTTCTTCGTCAATATCTTCTTCGTCATCTAAATTTTCAAAATGATCTAATTCTGGGAATTTCTCAATATGCTCATCATTGTTTAATTCTTTGATTTTATCTATTTTATTTCTAATATCTATACACATCAAAGATATTTCATCTATTGTTCTTTCAATAGTATCTACATTTTTTTCAAATTTGTTTATAATTTTATCAAAAGCCATTATGGAGTACCTGCTAAATATTCATACATACATCTTACTGTCATTCTAATTCCACCAACTGGAAATAAAGAACCCTCATCTGTTTCAACTGAAACTACTTCTGTATCTAAAGCATTTCCATCTCTAGTAATATCTATTTCTAATTCAGATTCAATAGCTGTTATTAATTGATTTCTTAATGTATCAATATTAACTTCTGCACCTTTTACAAAGCCTAGTATTAAAAAATCAATAGTACCTGTTCTAGTTCTAGCACCACTTCCTAATTCAGCATCATCTCTTACTTCTTCTGAAGTTTGAACAATAACTGCTGGATATTGTTGTTCAGATAATTCATCTAATATAAATGGTTGTCTTGTAGCTTTTTTAATTACAGGACTAGATATGCCAGAAATAACTGACAGTAAATTTGATGCTATATTTTCTCTTATACTCATATTCCCATTTTCCTAAATTCTTTTTGTATAAATCTATTAAATTGTTTTCTTATTATATTAGCTGTTCTATCATTAAAACCAAAAAATTCACGTTTTGTTTTTCCTAATACTTGATTAAATAATGCTCTTTGCCTCATTTGTGAATTAGAAAATCCTAGTGTTATTTTATGTCTTCCTGTTTTCTTTACAGTTCTACCACCTGGTACTAATGCACCCATCATTCTTCCTGTATAAAATAAATCTACTTTTGTTGATTTACCCTCTTTGTTAAGCTTGTTTAAATATCCTTGTGAGTATGGTGCAAAAGGTCTATCATTAACGTCAATTCCTTTTGATGTTTTAGTTCTAATAATATCTAATAATTGAAAACCACCTTGTAGAATACCTTTATCAATAATACTTGGAAATTTCCTTTGTATTCTTGCGTATCTTTTTTGTAGTTCTTTTGAATTAGATTTAATTTTAACTTCTAATGTCATTATCTAGTTAATCTTCTAAATCCATGAAGTGGCTCTCTTTCATTAACAGAGATTGTTTGGTTAGCATCAGTATCGTATTCAACACCATCTTCTAAAATAGTTCTAAATTCTTTATTGTATTCTGACATGTAATATTCTGCCATTCTTTCAAATCTATCTTTTTCAGTTTCTGGTCTAAATTTAGATAATGCTGGTAAAAAGAATCTACCTAAAAATAAATAAACACCAGCTCTTTCAAATTGATCTAAATTAACTTTTGTATTAACCATTTCAGCAGTATTTAAAACTGTAATATCTGTGAATACATTTTGTTTATATACTGGCCACCATTCTATTCTTAATTGTCTTAAAATATCATTTGTAGTTTGAGCAAAGAAATTAACTGCTTCTGTATCTGTAGAGGCAATACCAAAGCCAAAAGCATCAGGTTGATATTTAGTTACGTCATCAGCAGTGATAACATCAGCACCAGTATAATTAGCCATTATTTACCCCACATAATTAAAAAAAGAATTATAGCAATAATAGGTGCAATAAACAAAAGATTATTCCATGTCTTTCTGTATAGCCATTTCCAGCTTTTTCTAATCTTTTTCCATATCAATTTGTACATCTTTTTTCTTTCTTGGTTTTCTTTTAGGTTTTAATTCTACAACCTTTTCTTCTTTTACAACATCTTGAACAGGTTTAAAACCTCTAAAATTCCAAACGTTAATATTTGTTTTGTATTCTTTTAATGGTCTTTCAATAATCTTGTTACCTTTTTGTAATTTAATTTTTTCTTCTGAATTTTGTACTATTTTTACCATTTTATCTCCTTTATTGAAGCAAGGGGGATTTCTCCCCCTCACTAATTATCTACTATTGAATAGATGAATCGTAGTGTAATTCTACACCATAAGTGTCATGGATTTCTCCAACACCATATACAGATGTAGCTACAATCTCGTCAGCTCTTAGAGAAGCATCTCTTTGAGTTTCGATTTTAACGTCTTGCATCATAGCAATCGCTAAAGCATCTTTATGGAACGCACCACCTTTGTAATCTCCAGCAGTACCAGTATTAGCTATATTTGAAGTTTCAAATACATTCATACCAGCCAATCTACCTACGAAACCACTTCTTAGTGCTTCGTTAGCTAAATCGTTTGCATTTGCATTAGCAAAAGTGTTTGTCATATTTGCTTTTAGGTCGTAAGCAATTTTAGGGTGTAAAACAACTGAACACATATCTGCGTCAAGAGCATTTGCTCTTAAAGTTGATAATGCGTTGAAGATTACTGATGCTGAAATTGCACCTGTACCATCTCCTAATGCAGTTGAAAAGCCATCAAACAATGCAGTTAAATCTGCGTCTTGTTTTCTAGCTAATGCTTCCCCAAATAATTTACCGATGTCAGCAGCAACATTTCTTGGAGCTGAATTTCTCGCTAAATCTGTAAGGGTAGTCATAACACCAACTTCGCTAGCAGTAATAGTTACTGAGCTAGGGTCAATCGCTGTGTTTGATAAGTCAGTTGCTTCAGAAACTGCTGATGCTGATACTTGTGCATAAACAGGAACTTCAACTGCTTTTCCACCACCAGAAATCGCATAGTTTTTAACTAGATTTCTCATGATAGATTTTTCAGATGCTACAAATTGAGCCTCTGCTACTATCTCTGTGTATAGTTCCGATAGTGTAGAACTTGTACTTTCGTTAGCCATTTTATTATCCTATTAAGGTTAATTGTTTAATTTAATCTCAACAGCCCCTGAATCTCGTTTCTTCCTATATTCTTGATAGGCTTTACGATCTTCTGGTTTTGTTAAGTCCAAGTCCTGTAGGTTAAAAGGTTTAACAGTATTACCACCGATAGCACTCTGGCTTCCTGAACCAGACAGTGACCCTTGACGGAAATGTGGGTTGCTATCTAAAAACTCTTTCACACGATCTTCAATGGTTAGGAGTTCTCCTTTTGCGTTATATCGTACATTAGAATTATTATCAACTACTTCTATTCTACCATCATCTGTGTATTTAATTTCATCTTTTAGTAAAGCAACAACTTGTGCTGGGTTAATAGCTTTATTAGAAGAGGCTACAGATAATATTGAATTATCTACTTTCTCTTTTTTGATTTGCTCTTTAAATCTATTTAACTCTTGATCTTTTTCTGCCAATCTTTCTTGCATAATTTTTTCAAGATCAGATTTAGTTTTTGCCTCTTTTAATTGTTCTTGTTTCAAGATTTCTTGTCTTTGTTTTTCTTCCTCTTGAAGTTTTTTTTCATACTTTCTTTGTTCAGCCTCTAATCTTGATTTGATAATATTATCAAGCTGTTCTTGTGTAAAAACATTTGATTTAGTTTCTGCTTTTACTTCTGTATTATTTTCTGCTGTTTCTTGTTTAGTTTCTGTTGCTTGTGTTTCTTGTGCAACATTTGTTTGTTCTTCGGACATTGTTTCTCCTATTGTTATATTATTAGTTCGCCTTGTTCGTCATACCAATCTGGATTGACGTAAGACCATTGATGACGACAATTATAACCACCACGAACAATGAGAGGATTACCAGGTTTTTTACCTGACCAATTTTCTCTAGCCCATAGTTTCTCGACTTCATCAATTGTAAAAAGTCCACCTTTTCGTTTATCATATACCCCATTTATTACATTTCTGCAAATCGTTCTAGTTGTAGGAATTACATCCCCATAGTATTTTACATAAGTTAATCCAGCCTCTTGTGATTTATTAAAATTTAGGGTTGCGTCAAAATCTCTCAATGAATCGTTTAATATTTGACCAGCATATCTTTTCATATTTTCTCCAGCCCTATCTGTAGCAAATTTAGTTTGTAGTGTTTGAATAGCCTTATCAACTGCTGATTGTTGTGATTCTACAAATTTATTCTCATTAATAAAATCAACTAATCTATTTACTTCTGGGTCATCAGAACTAGCATATATTCCATTTATTATTTGTCTTAATTCCTTTTCCAATATTGCAAAATCTGTACCTATTAATGTATTTTGATAAACCTTATCAGCTAATCTTCTAGTAAATGTATTTGATACATCTTTGAATTGAGTAAAATATTGTTGTTTTAAATTTTGTATTAAAGCTAAATCGCCCTTTGTTAATTCTGAAAATCTTTGTAAATTTTCTTTAGATACATTGGCTCTTTTTAAAATTGCTTGAAATGATTTTTCAATTCTTTTAGCTTGTTTATTAAAACCCTCTCGAACAACTGTATCTGACCATGCTAAATATTCTCTTTCAAGAATAGCTTTTATTTGTGGTCTTATGGCAATAGCTGATTGTAATTCTACTAGCTTTCCATCAGTAAGAGGTAATCTGCTAACACTTGAAATTACTTCACGTTCTATTTTATCTAATGTTCTGATTAATGTTTTATAGTATTGTGCTTCTGCAATTTCTATTTGCTTAATACGATATTCTGTTGCGTCTTTGACTATATCTGCCATTCATCTATATCTGCTCTTGTGCTACTTCTTGATCTTCTTGAACAACTTCGTCTTGTGTAAATTCTCCTACTTCTGATTTAATATCTATCTCATCAAAAATAATATTTAATTTTTCATCATCATCAACAACAGCTCTTGCTATTTCTTTATCAATTTCTTTTGATAATGTTGGAGATTGAACATTAATTGCTTTTGCTTGTTGATAGAACATTAAATCAGTTGCATAATCTCTAATATTGAAACTGTCAGGATAATTTATTTCTCCATCAAACATAGTATTTTGAAATAATCCATATAGTCTAAATAATTGTTCTTCAGCAATTTGTAAGTTATCAGCTTTTTCAGATAGTCTAGCATTTAATAATTCAAATTCAGTTTGCAAAGCTACACCAGATGATATTCCTGTTTTTTGAGTTCTTACTGCCCCTGTATGTGCAATTCTATTTATAGATTCTACTTTGTTATTAATTGAATCCATAATAGCTTGTAAGTTTTGACCAGATGGTTGTA